CCTTCTCGCTGTCTAAAGCGATCGCAAAGCTCAGGGAAGACGGGATTCTGTTCCATAACCCCTACCGTCTGCACAACGGAGCGTGGAATCCATTGCGGGGTGGATTCGAGAGGATGAACGCTTTTATGAAGGTCGACCCCAGTATCCACAAGGAGCGAGCGAGGCTCTGGACATGGGGTGAGATGAGGAAGTGGATGGACCTCTTGAAGTCCAGCGACTGCATGAACCCTAAGGCCAAGAAGCTGATACGCCAGAAGGACGGCACTCGCGCTCGATACGAGGTGATGTCCCCAGCAGACGCACTCGATGTCTTTCGCGAGTCTTCTTGGAGAGAGCTCAGGCAGCATCTAATCGATCGCAAGCCAATTGAATGGCTAAAGAACAATATGCTCGCGTCCAAAAAGAAGTTGATGTCCTATTCGTTCGCAATTGCAGAGCAGCATGGTTCTGCGGCACTGCTTAAAGAGCCTCGCCTGGTTGTAGGAACGATCCACAGCACAAAGGGAGGCGAGTGCGATAGTTGCTACTTGTTCCCTGACCTCTCTGCTGCCGGCGCAAGGGAAGCATCGAACTCCGCGAGCAGAGACGGGGTCATCAGAACCTTCTATGTCGGCATGACACGCGCGCGCGAAAAGTTAGTGCTTTGTTCCAGATGGAGCCCCTCTTCCGTAAGTTGGGGGACAGCATGAACAACAAAGAGATTCGTCACGCGATCAGGGGAGTGAACAGAGCCGCATATCGTCGCGGATGCCTGTCCTTGTTGCCCATTCTTGTACCGATTGGACTGTTAGCGGCATGGCTACTTTCCTAAAGCGGAGTTCTGAAGAGCAATCTTCCCCTAGAGAGCTTGCGCGCAAGCTTCGCATCCTCGTCCCCCCTACCTGGCCTGTTAGGGTCCGCGTAGTAGAGATCTCTGACCTCCACGGAGACTGTGAGCTCGTTAAAGAGTCAAAGACAGGTCCGCACTTTCGCATCCGTCTCGCTAAGAGCCTGTCGCCAGACGCTGTTCAGTTCGCCCTGATCCATGAGTGGGCTCACTGCTTGAGCTGGGGATCAGAGTCGCATCGCATCTCACACCATGGGCCTGAGTGGGGCATCGCTATGTCACGCATCTGGCAAACGCTGATGGAGGAATGATGAATCGCCAGAGACGAGAATTGATCAAGACTAAACGGCAGGGTCTCCGGTTACCGGACATCGGTCTGTCTAAGCGAGCAATCAACCTCAGGAATCGCCTTAGTGCTGTGGGGTTCAACCTGCAGCGGTCGCACACAGCAGAGTATGCGTGGGTCATCTATCGGCTCAATGTCGACATGAATCACCAGCTCGCGCTCAACGCTAGAACATTAGAAGAGGTCTCTTCATTCGTGAAGCTCGAGGAGCAGTCCATTATGAACAGGGTGATCAAATGACAATCTATGTAGGCATCGACCCCGGCATCACCGGGGCGATCGCGATCCTCGGAAACGAGGGGCAGTTTATCCACGCTCTCAGAGTCCCGATCATCGAGGCCGGAAGCGCGCGCAAGGAATACGACCTTCGCCAGATGTCGAACATCTTCCTAGATGTGATGACCAACACCGAAGAGAAGATCTCCTGCTGGATTGAGAAGCAGACCACAGCGCCAGGTGACGGGCGAGTCGGCATATTCCGCTTCGGCATCGGCTACGGGATGTGGCAGGGACTCCTCACCGGCCTCGGAGTTCCGTTTGAGTTTGTCACACCCCAGCGATGGCAAGGCGTGATGCTCGCCGGACACCCCCGGAGCGGCAGAGATCAGATCAAGGTCAGCGCGGTAGCGGTCGCAAAGAACCTCTTCCCGCCGATACCGATCAAGTTTAAGAAGGACTGGGGGATGGCAGATGCTGCCCTCATCGCAGAGTACGGAAGAAGAGCTCAAACAAAGGAGTGAGCATGGATTGGGGAAGTTTTAGTCTTGGGTGTGCGTTCGGTGTCCTCATCGGAGTGGTCATGGTCTTCGGATACATGATCATGCTCGCTCGTCCGCAGATCAGGGAAGCAGCTCGCAAGGCGAGAGAGGGGCGCAAAGGGTGAGCGAAAGACCGAAGGGGAAAAAGTCTCGGCATGACGCGCGGAGGAACCGGAGCATCTGCACCTTTGAAGACGAGGGAGAGCCGAACCGCTGCAGAGCGCGGAACCGTCAAGGCAAGAGATGCGGCAACCCCAAGGTCACAGGGCGCACCGTCTGCAGGATGCACGGGGGACACGCCGGCAGACCTCCGACCAGCGGTCGCAGGAGCATGGCTCTGGGGAGACTTCAGGAAGCATACGAAGAAGCTAAGAATGACCCCACACTGCTCGACCTGAAGGACACCCTCGCGGTGCTCGATGTGGCAATGCAGAAGGCCGCGGAGCACTTCGTCGACAAGGACACGCCGGAGCTGAGACAGAACGCTCTGGAGCTCGTCGTTCAAGCTCGAGTAGAGACCGACGAGGAGAAGAGGCATCAGTACCTAGAGGCTCTTGAGGATCTACTCAGGCAGGGCGCGCATGAGAGCGAGGCTCTAGAAAACCTCGCCAAGGCAGCAGAGAGGCTCGCCAGACGAAAGGAGAAAGCATGGGGCATCAAGCTCGATGCAGCAGTTGCCATGAACGCGCGCGACATGGTCGCTGTTCTCGCAAGACTCACAGACTTCATAATGGAAGAGGCCCCCCGTGACGCAGCCGGACGAATTATTAGACGGATTGACCAAGAGATCATGGGGTCAGGTAAGGGAGCGGTTGGACTCGATGTTGGGGAACCACTCTGACGCAGCCTTCCCTGAGTTCGTCGATGATCCCGCCGGCTTCTCTCGCGAAGTCCTCAACTTCGATCCTTGGTCGAAGCAGGAGGCAATCGGCAAAGCTCTGGTCGAAAACCAGCGAGTCTCTGTGGTCTCATGCAACGGAGCCGGCAAGACAACATGGGCCGCGAGGATCCTCCTGTGGTTTATGAACACCCGCAGAGGCGCGATCGTCTTGACCACTGCCCCAACCTGGCATCAAGTGGGGCTCCTCTGGCGCGAAGTCAGGGCCGCGTTTGCTGAGTCAAACATGAAGCTACCCGGAGAGCTCATGCAGACTCGCCTCGATATCTCGCCAAATTGGTATGCGATGGGTTTGTCGACCGACAAGGAGGAGCGGTTTCAGGGGTTCCACGCTAAGGGCAGCGAGCCCGGAGGTGACGGGGGTCTCCTCGTCATTGTCGACGAGGCATCAGGGGTCGCGGACCACATCTATGACGCGATGAGGGGCTACCTCACTTCAAAGAACTGTTATGTGCTCTTGATCGGCAACGGCAACAGGGCCGAAGGGCAATTCTTCGACTCCCATCAGCGAGGCAACTGGGCTCGGTTCGAGATTGCAGCTCACGATGTGCCTGAATCAATCATCTCTCGCGACTGGATCGAGGAGCAGCGCATCCACTATGGCGAGGACTCGCCCCAATGGTATGTCCGCGTCCTTGGCAAGTTCCCGCCCACAGGGGGCGACTATCAACTCTGTCCCCTCTGGCTCCTCGAGCAGTCCTGTGACACCGTCCCAGACCAAGACCTAGGCAAACACATGGGGGTCGATGTCGCTCGTTCAGGGAGCGACCAGACCGTCTGTGTCGTTACCACCGATGGCATCGTCACGCGCACCGAAGGGTGGACCGGCGCTGACCTCATGGACACCACTCGCCGCGTCTTGGTACTAGCCCAGGAGGAGAGCATCGAGTCAAAAGACATCCATGTCGATGCCTCCGGCCTCGGCGCCGGCGTAGTCGACCGCATGGCTGAAGCTGATATGCCCGTCGACGCTGTCGACTTCGGAGCTGGACCTCAGGGAGACTGGAACGAGCTCCTCGGGAGAGACTTCAAGGCAGCAAACAGGAAGGCAGAGCTCCACTGGGCAGGGCGCATGGCACTGATCAACGGTCTCGCCGCGGTCCCTGAACGCTTCAAGGACAACCTCTGGAGGCAGCTCCAGTGGACGAACTTCCAGTACAACGAGCGCGGGTTCCTGCTCATGGAGCCCAAGGAGAAGCTAAGGCAAAGATATGGCGCCTCGCCTGACTACGCCGATGCTTGGTTCCTCTCGCTCTCTCGCGTGTACAGCCAGCGGAGGATCTTCTTCGTTTGAAGTGCCCCCAATGCAACTGCTCAAAGACCACTGTCCGGTCGACCCATTGGTCCGATGGTCTAGAAGCAGTGCGCCGGCGTAGACGGTGCGAAGGGTGTGGCTACCGCTGGGGAACGGTCGAAGTAGACGAGGACCAGTCTGGGATCATGCCTAAGCGAAGAGGCCGGACCCAAAGTCAAGATCGTCCACGGGACCATTAGCCTCCGCAGCCATTCGAGCTCCCTCGTCGTA